CCAAGGAGCACAGCGCCAACCTTGTCGACCAACTCTCCACAGGTGAGCAGCGGCAGATCGCTGACTCCGTCATGGAGATGTACGACGCGGACGTACTGTCCCGACAGGAGTGGCAGGCGCGGCTGGAACAGGCGCTGGAGCTTCTGGCCCTGAACACCAAGCCCCTGCAAGACCTTCCGTTCGTGGGTGCCGCCTCGGTGACCTACCCACTGATTGGCGAGGCCTGCGTTCAGTTCCAAGCCCGGGCCATCGAAGAAGTCTTTCCCTCGGAAGGTCCAGTGAAGACTGCGATCATCGGGAAACGCACGACAGAGTCGGTCGAGCAGGCTGAGCGAGTCTCGGAGCACATGAACTGGCAGGTCACCACGCAGGACCGGTCCTACTTCTGGCATACCGACCAGATGCTGTTCTATCTCCCGCTCGCAGGGTCCTGCTTCAAGAAGTCGTACTACGACACCACCAACGGAATGACGCTTTCCCGGCTGATCTACCCGAACGAGTTCGCCGTGCCTTACATGGCGACCTCGCTGCAGACGGCTGAGCGCTACACGCACGTGATCATGAACACGCGTGCAGAGATGCTGCGATTGCAGAAGAACGGGTTCTATCAGGAGATTGATCTTCCCGTAGGCACGAACGCTCTGCTGACGAAGGCGGGTGGAACGGTAGAAGTCGACATCAAGGAGGTCGCTGACGACCGTGAGATGTCGGTCCACGAGCGCGACGAGGCGTACGAGAACCTTGAGATGCACACGGAGTGGCTGTTCGAGTTCGACGATCAGCTCGACGGTATCCCGCTGCCCTATATCATCACGGTGCAGCGTGACACCAACGAAGTGCTCTCGATCCGCCGCAACTGGAAGGAAGCTGACACCACTTTCACCAAGCGAGTGTGGTTCACCCACTACAAATATCTTCCGGGGTTGGGGTTCTACGGCTTTGGACTGCTTCATCTGATTGGCTCACTGGCCGAGAGCACCACGGGGACCCTCCGGGCCCTGCTGGACTCAGCAGCCTTCGCCAATATGCAGGGTGGCTTCGTGTCTTCGGACGCCAAGCTTGCTCCGGGGGAGATCCATATTGCCCCGGGGGTCTGGAAACAGGTCAACATGACGGCGGAGGAGCTGAAGAACGCCTTCTACACCCCGCCATTCAAAGAGCCGAGCCCTGCACTGGGCAAACTGTTCGAGGTCCTGATCGAAGCTGGACGTCGCTTCGCATCAACGACCGAAGAGATGGTCGGCGATGCCCCCAACACCGGCCCAGTCGGTACAACCATAGCGTTGATTGAGCAAGGCTCAAAGGTGTTCTCGGGGGTTCATCGCCGTCTGCATGTTGCGCAGAGCGAGGAGTTCGCGCTGAGGGCTCAGATCAACTATGAGTTCCTGCCGAACGTCTATCCGTACGAGGTGGCCGACGCCAACCAGAAGATCTTCCGGTCGGACTACGACGGGCGCATCGACGTCATCCCAGTCTCTGACCCGAACATCTTCTCCAACTCTCAGCGCATCGCGCAAGGTCAGGCGCTGCTGGAAGTCTCCACGCAGGCCCCTGACCTGTACGACAAGCGCAAGGTCCACGAGCGCTTCCTCAAGGCCATCAAGGTGCCCAACTTCGAGGAGCTGCTGAAGGGTGATGAGACCAAGCGGCTGGATCCGGTGAACGAGAACATGGCCATCATGACGGGGTCGGGCGCTCGCGCGTACCCAGAGCAGGACCATGACGCTCACATCGCCGTCCACAACATGTTCATGGAGGGGCTGAACGAGGAGGCGCTGCCGCTGGTCGCACCGGTTATGCAGGGCCACCTCGCGGAGCACTACGCCCTGAAGTACTACAACGAGATGAACCGTTCGCTGGGTGGCAAGCTGCCACCGCCGACGTTCATGTCGGAAGACGAGGAGGAGCTACCTCCAGAAGCAGAAGTTGCGATAGCGCAGCTCGCCGCTCAAGCCCCGCCTATCCAGATCATGCCGCCTTCGGATGAAGGCCCTGATCAGGAACAAGCTGAGTTTGAAGCAGAGGAGCAGCGCAAGGCGCAGTCCCACTCCCAAGAAGAGCAGCGGAAGCAAGAGGCTTTCGATGCAGATCAAGTCCGCAAGGACAACGCATCTCAGGCGGAAATCGAACGCAAGGGTGCCGAGTTCCTCGCGGAGCAGGGACGTGAGGAAGAGGGGTTCACACGGGATCAAGGCCGTGAGGACCGTAGTAGTGGCGAGAGCTAAGCCCGCAGAAGTGCGTGCTGCCCGGGAGTTCCTGCGAAAGCGGGGGCTGAAGGGCATCTCCCCACGGAAATTTGCTGACTCCGCCAAGGAGACCAGCATGTCATACCGATCACTGCTCGATTTTCTAGCAGGTGTAACAAGGAACCAAGATGGCTCAGAAGAAACTGTCGGTCAGCGCAGAGCAGCTGGTTAATGTAATCAACGCAGGTCTAGACCAGCTCATTGGCGAGTTCGCCAGTAAGGTGGCTGCAGGAGGCGCAGAGACCTTCGACGTATACAAATCCACGACCGGGCGCATCAAGGGCTTACAGGATGCCAAGGTGGTGATCCAGAACGCTCTCGCGCGCGTCAACGCGCCTGACGCGGACCCGGATGGCAAGGGGCTTTCTGAGATGCAGACCGGGCCAATCCAATGACCGAGGTAACCTTCAACGCACCCCCAGAGACCCTCGACCTCGACGTCCCTGTCCCGCTCCTGTGGCGGATAGTGATCGAGCCCCTCCCCCCGACCAATAAGGTCGGCGAGATCGTCCTGCCAGATGACGTCATGGATGCCCAGAAGGTCCTTGGGGTTATCGGCAAGATCGTGGCACTCGGCCAGCTGGCGTTCAAATCGAATACGAAGTCGGGCCTGAGCCTCTCAGATGACGCCAATGCCAAGGCGCTGGCACCCGGAGATTGGGTGATGTACGGCAGGCATGCCGGGCAGAAAGTCCGCATGCGAGACGGAAGGGAATTCATCATCTGCAACGATGATGAGATCGTTTCCATTGTCGGAGACCCCCACCAGTACCAGATGTACATCTGATCATCAAATGTTAGGATCCAAGCGATATGGCCGGTAAGAATGACGAGATTGTGTTTGAAGACCTTCACGGTGAAATTACAGACCGTGAAGTCGAAGTCAATCTAACTGTCGACGACGATGTCGAGGGTATCACCTACGTAGACGACGAACAGTCCTCTGACGATGAAGGTGACGGCGACGACGACACCACCTCCCATGGAGCTGATGACGGCGGCGACGACCAAGACGGCGGCGATGACGGCGATGGGGATCGAGATCGATTCAGCCAGAAATTCCAGCGCAGGCTCGATAGAGAGCGTCGCGGGAAAGAGGTTGAGAGAGCGCGGGCCGACGCGGCTGAAGCGGACAACAAGAGGCTTCGCAAGGAGCATCAAGATGAACGCACCAGCTCGTGGGACGCCGAGATTTCATCCCTCAACGATGAGGAGAAGGTCCTTGAGACCAACCTCGAAGATGCGTTCGAAAACGGGTCTTCCAAGACGCAGGCTCAGCTGACTTCTAAGCTGGGCTCGTTACAAGCCCGTAGAGAGCGTCTCCAAGCCCAGAAAGACGCTGGCTTCGACGACGAATACGACGACGCCGACGCCGATAAGGGCAGGAGCGATCCCCCGAAAAACGAGCTAGCCGAAGACTGGAAAGCGAGCCACTCAGACTGGTTTGGAAAGGTTGGGTTCGAGCGCTATACTCGAATGGCCAGCCGGATAGACCGGCAACTCTTCAACGAGGGCTATGACTCTCGTGAAGACGAGTATTTTGAGGAACTCGACGCCCGGATGAAGAAGCAGGCTCCAAAGCTTTTCGAAGGGGACGATGCATCCGATGAGAACGATACTCCCGGTCGCGGTAACCGATCTCCGGTTGCCCCGGCCTCTCGGGAGCGCTCCTCCGACAAGGGGAGCAAGACCAGTAGATCAAAGGTTCGGATTACGGCAGCGGACAAGGAGAACATGAGAAACTTCGGCCTTGACCCAGACGACCCGGCGACTCTAAAAGAGTATGCTGCTAACAAGCTGCAAGAGCCGGAGGACGCCTGATGGCTGCCAAGAAGAGCCCGCAGAACACGCCGCCCCCCTCTGAAAAGGGCGAGGCGAGCACGCACGATATAGATCGCGCGCACGACAACCGTGTGGACGAGTTGTCGGAGACCAGTGCCACCCACCTAGAAGAAAGGCCTTTGGGCCCTTGGGTGCGACCTTCCAGTTTAGATGCTCCAGCCCCCAGAGACGGGATGGTGCAACGCTGGGTTCGCATTTCCCAAGCAGGTGTGGATGACCCCCGAAACGTCAGCCGACGCCGGAGAGAAGGATGGTCACCCCGTCCCCTCTCAACGATCCCCTCGGAGTTTAAGGAGATCATGGCGCGTCAGGATGGTGCGGAAGGAGTCTTCGTAGTGGATGACCTGATGCTGTGTGAACAGCCTGAGGCCATGGCTCAACAGCGCGCCGACTACGTCCGAAAGCAAACGGACAACCAAATGACCGCCGTTGAACATGACCTTGAGCGATCACAGGTACCGGGGCAGCCCATATCTCGTGACCACCAGTCAGCTGTAACAGCACGCCAAGTGCAGGCAGCTGACGATGACTAGGGAAATGTTCACATGGCTAATACAGACGCTCCGTTCGGGTTCCGCCCGAACTTGCATCAAGCCGGTGGGTGTCCTGCGCGGATGGCTGGGTATGAAATCGAAGATGGTGAGACTGACGGTCTCTTCTCCGGTGACTTAGTTCGAAGCGACGTCACTGCAGGCGGTAGAAATATCGAGCTTGCATCTGATGGCACCACCGCACGCATACTCGGCGTTTTCGCCGGGTGCAACTACACCGCCGACACGGGTGATGTACGTTGGTCGCAGTTCTGGCCAGCCGCACAAGCACTCGCCACAGGCACTGTAGCCGAGGCCCACGTCTACGACGATCCCGGTGTTGAGCTGATCGCTCAGATCACCACGGTCGCCGCAGGTGACATCGGGCAAGCCTACGAGATCGACCAGACGACCAACGCGGGTTCGACCATCACCGGTCGCTCCGCTGCGTTCATCGATCAGGCGGTCCAGACGGCTTCTCAGATCCGAGTCGAGGGGCTTGCCCCGCAGATTTCGGGAATCTTTCCATCCGAGTACGGCGCTTTTGCGAAGGTGCGTTGCCGCATCCAAGAGCATGAGAAAGCTGCCGCACTGGTTGAGTTCTAAGGGAGAAATAGCATGGCTACTATGAATCGTGCTGCCTTTAGAAAGCAGCTGCAGGAAGGCCTGAACACCGTGTTCGGGATGGAGTACAAGAGCTACAACCAAGAGTGGCGTCCGATCTTCACGACGTCGTCTTCGGTGAAAGCGTACGAGGAAGACGTGCTGATGGCAGGTCTGGCAGGAGCGCCAGTCAAGCCGGAAGGTGCGCCGATCTCCTACGACAGCGGAGCGGAGGCGTTCGTCGCACGGTACGTGCATGAGACGATTGCCCTTGCCTTCTCGCTGACCGAAGAGGCCGAAGAGGACAACCTCTACGGCAGCGTTGGCTCGAAGTACTCGAAGGCGTTGGCTCGGTCGATGCAGCACACCAAAGAAGTGAAGGGTGCCGCTACGCTGAACAACGGCTTTGATGTCGGGTTCCCCGGAGGTGATGGTGTTCCACTGTTTGACCTGCTCCACCCGTTGTGGGGCGGAGGCACGCAGTCCAACACATTCACCACGCAAGCAGACATTTCAGAGACGTCTCTGGAAGAGGCCTGCATCCAGATCTCCAAGTGGGTCGATGAGCGAGGTATCCCGATTGCGGTAATCCCCGTGAAGATCATCATCCCGCCCGATCTGGGGTTCATTGTCGAGCGGATCTTGATGTCCCAGTACCGTCCCGGTACAGCGGACAACGACATCAACGCGATAAAGAACATGGGCAAGTTTCCCGGTGGAGCGCATACAAACCACCGGCTGACCGACCCAGACGCGTGGTTCCTGATCACCGATTGCATGGATGGACTGAAGCACATGGTGCGGAAGAACATCTCGCGCGGCCTCGAAGGCGACTTCGAGACGGGCAACATGCGCTACAAGGCTCGTGAACGGTACAGCTTCGGCTGGTCCGACTATCGCGGTGCCTTCGGTAGCTCAGGCACTCCGTAAGGCCAACAGTGAGTTGAAGGGGGTCCAGACGGGCCCCCAACTCACATCACCCTGAAGACCGAAAGGACTAGGAGACTAGACAGATGGGTAAACGATCAACGATTAAAGGTTACTGGCGCGCAGCTGGAGCGGACTCAGCGTCCAGCTCACAGTCCGGCGGGCCTTCTATAGCTGTGCTGCCACTGATGTTGGCGGTCACAGTTGACGCCGCAGCCACAGACGGCACAGGGACAGGCAAGTTTCTGCCTGCCGGAGCCATCGTGCTGAAGGTCGACGTGGTCTCGGGCCACTCGGGTGGCACAGGGCCACTGCTGAACATTGGCATCACCGGCACGGTCGACGGCTTCCTCAATGGCGTTGTTGCAGACGGCAACGTGAACGCCAACCTGACAGCGGTACTCCCGGCAACGGGTGCGGTAGGTGCTGAGATGGGCGTCGTGCAGGCAGCCGACATTGAGATCGTGGCAGGGACAGGCGGAGGCACGCCGGGAACTGGCGCGTCAGAAGCCTACGTCTACTACACGATAGAAGATGACGGCGTAGCCAACAACTAAGGGAGTAACCCATGAGTCATAGCTACTCTCGGCCCATT